TCTTTCTCGGTGATTACTAACTACTACAACTACAGTATACCCGAAGTTGATTATTTGGTCAACCAAATTATTCCAGACTAGCGATCCACTTTTCTACATTGCCATACAGATTGATCATCATGGCATCGCTGCTGCTGAATACTGTTAAACTGGTTATTTTCTTGTTGTCAACAATGTAGTAGGGTGCGGTCAGCAAGTGGTCCAGTTTTAGATAGATCCAAGGTGGCAACCCTTTGTTTTTAAATTCAAATGACCAGTGTTCAAGATCAAGATGGTTTACAAAGTCAGCAAACACTGTCCAACTTAGACGGCGACCACTTGAGGGTCGTGCCACCACACAGCAACTGCTTCAGCAAGGGTCAATCGACCCTCTGCAGGCATGTGTTCTAATAAATTACGGGTAAGTTCAAGGCGCTGCATCAGGGTACACTTGTTGCCCCTGTGTCAGCAACACCACAGTGAACTTGTCTGTCTTGAATTGTGTGTTTAATTTTTTAGCCAAGTTCTTGGCATGCCCTGGATTTGAAAAACTTGTTTTTTTATACTTGGGTCCAGGGTACTGTGTTAGCATGTGCGATGTTTTAAGATTAACAGGTTTGGAATCGTAGAACACTGCCCACACTCCGTCGCTGGCCAGCACTTGCTCTGTTTTGTAAGTTTGCTTGTTGATGTGCTCAATCAACACTTGTGGTCTAGGTCTGCTCATACAGTTATTTATGCCATAAACTATGCAGTTTTAAAGCCACCACCTGAAAGCTCTACCACAATCACTTCGTCCTTGGCTGCAGGCAAAGACTTGGTGTGCAGTGTTTCCAGTGTCAGCAATAATTTGGTAATGTCTGTATGTAGATCTTTGGCATCACGCATGCTCATGCTAAAATCTTTTTGGCCCCGGCTTTCGTGTGCCTTGATGTTGTCAATAAATCGGTTGATATGCAAACTCATACATGCTCCACGAGACTTAATGCTTCGGCCATTTTGCCAAAATCTACTTTGTCAAAATTTGATTCAATGCGATCCAACACACGCTGTTGCATATTTTCAAAAGGCGGACGTCGGTGCACCCCTAACCATTGTTCCATAAGCAATACATCACCATCCTGCCAGTCATGACGATACCGATATTTGGGATTTCCGAGAATATGTTGTGTCAGACGCTGTGTAATATCCGCCGATTGTTCAACTGTAAGACCTTCGTAATAGTCCACATGCAACCAGCTTAGATGAATGCCAGTTTGGCCCCCTGGATTGGTAAACACCAATGGCGGAGTGTGCCAGCCTGCAGTTTCTTTGCCGTGGTCGTACTTGGGGTTACTATAAGGAAAAGTAGATTTATAGTTGATCTTCAGGTCCTGAATTTGCTGTTTAAGTGCAACATCAAGGTCTTGGTAGGCCAACACATGGTTGGTAAATTCAGTTACACTGTCTTTGGTCCCGCGCTCTCCGTACAACCAAACTAGACTTTTTCGGTGAGGCTGTTCGACCTTGTTGGCATGCCATTCCAGTTCATCTGATGAGCCAAACAAGCCCGGCTTGCCTTCGTGATCTAGCTCCCCAGTTACTCGCAGCGTCATGTTGCCATCTTGATGTTTAAGGTGCTTGGTCAGTTGCTTGAAAGTAGTAGCATCAACTCTGTCCAGCAAAGTAGATCCAAACATGGCACAGATATTTTCTTGTACCGTAACTGGCAGTTGGTTACTTTGGTGCTTGACTACCACCAAGGTGTAATAATTGGTCAGACACCCAAGTAAATCAATATCGTGCTGAGTGGCTGTGTTAAAATCAAAATCTGTGATTTCAACTGGCCACGAACCGTTAATCAGTTGTGCTTTCATTTTTTAATTTCCATGTTAGGAGCAATGTCGTTATCAAACAACTGCGCCATTTGTTGCCACAACGATTCTCGTTGTTGTTTGGTCATGCCAGCACTAAAATAGCTATCAAATCCGTCGCTTGAGATTTTTTCAAGCCCGTAATCGTGCCTCCAGGTATAGCACATGGCAGTGATGATTTGTTCACGAGTTTTTGACATTGCGCACCTCTTGAACCATTCTGTGCCTCCACTGCACTGCATCTTCTTCATAGTCAAAGTGCGGGCTGAGTTCTAGATCTTCGTTGTGATCTTCTACCCAGACCCAGCAGTCATTGTACTCGTCGTTGATCAGTCTCATGCATCTTCCTCAAGTAACATCTCTTCCAAAATAACATCATCTCCGTCAGCAGGAAACGATGTTACATGAAACACTCGGTCTCCTAGGTGATAAACGTCAGTCCAGGCATGCTGATTGTTGCTGTTGCTGACCGGCTCCATGAGTGCAAGTAACAGTAACATGTCATCTCGTTCTTTACCTTCTAGAGTCCGTCTGGGAGGACCCATTACCCTGCGGATCCATGCACGGGCTTGTTCAGGCGTCATGGCAGCATGTTTTGCTCGAATAGCCTCCCAGTCAGCAGCAGTGAGATGTTGGGATTGACGCATTACACTGTGCCAGTACTGCCAAAGCCACCTGTGCCACGTTCGGTGTCGCTCAAGCTGTCTGCAAACACAAACTCAGCTTGCTCCACAGGCACAATCATGCCTTGTGCAATGCGTTCACCAGATTCAATCAAAGCACTCTTGCTGCTATCGTTGTGCAGCTTGACCATGAGCTCGCCACGGTAGTCAGAATCAATAATGCCTGTACCGTTGACCAGTCGCAAACCTTGTTTGAACCCATGTCCACTGCGGCTGAATACTTTCATCACATGGCCTGCAGGAATCTCAAAGCTGAGACCTGTGGTAAACACAACACTTTCCCCTGGTTGAATGTAACCAGACATGGAAGTGGTACAGATATCAAAGCAGGCAGCGCCTGGTGTTGCGTAAACTGGCATCTGTGCAGTGGGTGTGAGACGTTTGATTTTAACTTGCATTTGCTTCTTCTTTAGAGTGAAAGGGACCTTGGTATGCATATCGTTGCAAGGTAATTAGTTTGGGGTTTTGTACTGTCTTCCAGTTGCGGTGTTGTTTTACTCGATACCAACCAGCTGCAAACCAACTTTTGCTGTTGTCTTCTTTGGTAAACAAAGGCAATTTATGCTTGACATCCCAAAGTACGTTGAACACTTGGGTGCCTGTATTGTACCCATACGCTTGGTTGCCAGCCACTACGGTGGTAGTCGCAGCTGGTTCAAACTTGATGTCAGCATCTCTGCCCAACATTTTGATTGTGGTATATCGCTTGACAGTGTTTTGTATTTTTACAGTGTACCCATCATCGCCGGCTTCAATCTCTCCAACTTTGTGATTGTCTTTTTTCAAGATCCAATAGCGATCTGCAATCACCGGTTTAGCTAATATCATTTAATGCTCCTTGATAGGTCGAGTTCATCCAGCGACCAATTGCATCTGCATGGTCACTGAGTTTGGTAAGTTCGTATTTGCCACAGAACTTGAGAAAATGTGCGCCTACCATGCCTACATCGCGGGGCAATACTTGTTCACGAATAGCAGCATCCACGACATCTTTGATAGCTTGCGGTTGTGCTGTTAGATCAATCAACATACAGTTGCGATCATAGTCGTCCAGCACCCGGTGTTCGACTTGCTCGTGGTCAGTCCAACGTTGCAACATGAGATTGTTCCAGGCATAGCCTTTCCTGTCTCGATCAGCAAACGCTTCATCCAGCCCTACACTGTTCTTGGTGCCTTTGATACGCACACCAGGATAAGCTGAGAACACATTGTCACCGGGATCTCCACGCATACATTTCAAAAACAACACCCACTTCTGATAGTCCGGAGGAGTTTCAAAATCTGCACGGGCCTTGCCCACTTTGATCTTTGAGTTGCTTTCAATAGTAAAGCTCAGCTGCTTGCCCTTGCCGTCACGCACGCCTTCTACTGTAAACAAATGATCGTTGACGCCGTTGTAGAGTCGTACATTGGGCGCAACCAGTTGCACAAAATCCGAGTCAGTGCTTACGATTGTGTGTTCATCTTGGGGGTGCAATGCAATCCAACGTGCAATAATATCATCTGCTTCTGCTGTGGCACAACGAATCACACTACAGTTTGTTCTAGTACTCAAATATTTAGTCAGCTCGTCGTAGGTTTCCCAGAACAGCTTGTCTTCTTCTGCTTCTGTTTCTGTCATTTTACCGCGGGCTACAGCACGGTTGGCCTTGTAAGGCTTGTAAGCATCTTTGCGCCAGCTGCGTCCTTCCAGTGCAAACACCACGTGGTCACAACCTAGATCACGTGCCACTTTGTTTGCACTCATAATAGTCAAGTGCAATGCAAACCCCAGCTTGGTCCATGTGTCACTTTGCCTATGCGCCTGGTGCCTGGCACGAAAAAACATGTTGCTAGTATCAATCAGTAGGTATTTCATTCGTGCTCAATAGTTGGTTATCGTTGATGTATTGTAACAGATATTCTGCCCAAAGTCTATGACTTTCGGCATCAAAATGGTAACTTGCTGCATTTACGTAGGTTCCACCGTTGTTTTTTAGCCAATTATGATAAGAATGATCTCTTGAGTACGGGAAAAAATAGTTAGTCCCCCAATCTTGAGGATTCGGGATATCACTAAAAGTGCTATGTCCGCTAAAAAACAAATGCCGTACACCCAGCTGTTTAAGGTACAAATGCATATCCCAGATCTTTTGGTGTGCTTGTTTGGTTTTGCTATCCCAGTCGACCCCGATCACATAGTTTTTGTAACGTTCTTGTAACTCAGGCGGTACCGCGTCGATACCGCTGGCATTGACTTGATACCAAACTCCATCGTGGAACCATTCTTCTCTTTCCCAGGTGGTCCACTGAATAATCATATAGGTGTCGGCCAACAACTCAGGGTTAGAGTTGATCCAATCAGTTGTGGTACGAATCGTACGGTCATTACTGCCGCCCGAACTGGCTTGGCACACTAGATCTGCTCCTAGTGCATCAGCAACACGTTTGCCGTAACTGACTGCTAGATTTGCTGGGTGAGGCTCGGTCCCTGTGCCCCATAGGTTGCCATCGTCGCAGGACCATGCATGCGGAACTGCTGCCTCAGCAGCAGCCGAATGGCTGCATCCATTTACGTAAAGTATCATTTTATTTTTAACAGTATGAATGTCAGAATCGTAGGATCAGCAAGTTTTATCTTTGTACGCTGATGATTGGTATTGCCATAGTATGGACTAACATCCCATTCTTCGTTGCCAACACGGTTGTGTAGATAGAACTTGCGCGGGCTAATATACTGGTCGCATAGGTCGGCCATATGCAGGTAGCTACAATCAACTATTACTTCAGTCATTCTTGATAGGCTGGATTAGGTATCTCTAGCTCAAACACATGATACAACGGCCTAGGGCTAGTGGTATCTTTCAGCAGTTCTATAGTTCTATGAAGCTCAGCTTCGGTTTGGGTAAGAAAGAATCCGGTACCTACAGATACGCTTGCAGTGCTGAATCCAATATAGGTAAGTGTTAGCCCGCTCTGTTTGATCAGAGTGTACACCTTCATGATCTTAGGAGGCTTGATTGGTTCCACGAGTCAGTTCCTTTGCTACTTCAGCAGCAACCACACGCTTGCGAAGGCTTGAACTTGAAAAGCTGTGATCCCTTGAGTTAAACACATGCTGGATTCCTTTTTGTTCACCTTCCCAGCGTCCAGTAAAGTCTTTGTCTTGATACTCGACACCAAGTATGCGTACATCCACAGGCAGGATCAACATTAGATCAATGAGATCTTGTTCTGTTTGGTACACAACAACTTCGTCGACATAGCGACACGCCGCCAATTGGATTTGTCTTTCCACCACTGATTGTATCGGCTTATTCTTTGTGTCAGGCCTATCAATTGTGGGGTCGGTTTGTAACCCTGCAATAAGATAATCGCAATGATTCTTGGCCTCAGACAGCATAGCGATATGTCCTGCATGCAAGAGGTCAAAAGTTGAGAATGTAATACCAATCTTTTTCC